ACTTTTGGTGCAACGCATCAGCCAATGCAAGGTCTGGCACATTGTTGTACTCAGGATTTTGTTGGCGAAATTCAATAAGTGTTGCCATTTCAACCGCCTATGGTTTTTTAGCAGGGAACAAACCCAAAGGATCAGATGCACTTGTGCCTGATGTTCCGACAGAAGGTGATTCGTATTGTTCAATAAACTTTGCACCTTCTCGACCAGCGCTCATTTTCATGCCTGCAATCGCTCTTTTTCTTGATTCTGCTTTTTGCTTCACAACTGATGCATCTTCGCCAACAGCTGGGAAATACTCCATAATTGTATTTGCAACTTCAGATGGTCCAAACATGGCGCCAGAAGTTTTTCGCAAAAAAGCAATAGAAAAAGCTAACTGTGCTTGTCCTAGTTTTTGCTGATTCACATCGGGGCCAAACAGTTTGGTTGGATCATTTACCGCCAACGCATAAATGTCATTTACCAACTTGTCGCCAACACCTAAAGGCACATACTTGACAATCCCTTGAGCTAAATTAGTTGCAACTGCACCTGTTGTCGTACCTTTTTTTTCAACTTCATCAAACACTTTTTGAGCTTGTGCCATAGCACTGCCAAACATGGCTGCATTACCTTGCCCCTCAGTCAATCCAGCAGACTTTCCTTTTAATGGCTCGCCTCGAGGTTGAATGATTGGCTCTGCAGCTGGTGCCACAGCACCACCGCGCTTGCCGACGCCACCAGGCGCTGGTGCGCCACCGCCACCAAATGGCGCATTAACTGGTGGTGGAGTAGCATTAAGATTAACAGGGAAAGCTTGCAAAGTCCTATTGTTAACGCCAACAATTGAGCCGTCCTCGGCTTGCTGAATTGTGTAGCCAGGATTAGCTTTTTCCCATGCAAATTTACTACGGTCAAAATTTAACCGTTCTTGGGCAAGTCGCTCTGTAGAACCAAGATTGGCAATTGCTTGATCGTATAGTCTGCGATCAGGATGGCCTACTGGTAATGCGTCACGCTCTGCCGTTAATCTCTTTATTTCAGTCGGAGTAACTTCTTTAGGCGCGGTGAATACTGGTTTACCAGTGCCAGTCACTAAATTCCCACCAACTGTATATAGTTTGTTGGCTTCATCCAATCGTTTTTCGAGTTTGTCAGCTTCCTTTTGCGCTTGTGGCACATTTGGATAGTTAGTTCGTAAATCAATAATACGGTTTTCTAACGCCCGTGTATCTACACCAAGTTGATTGACTGGCGCGGCGGCGGCAGCAGGCGGTGGTGCCAATTGATTGACCATTGGCGCGGCAGGCGTTGCCATAGGTCTAACTGGCGTAGAAACAGCCGTGCCAGGCACATTAGGCTGTAACACAGGTGCGCTTTGTTGACCAAAGTCAAACGCGCCTGACCCCAAAGTGTTTTGATCCATGCCATACGTGCCTGACCCCATGGTTCCAGCCGCAGGCGCAACAGGTGAAATCTTTGGTGGCAGTTTACTATTTAAGTAAGCACTACGTTCTCTGGCTGCTTGTTGCATAGTCTGAGCAGCCATTATCAATTGTGGATCTCTTTGAGTTAACGCAAAGTCATAAAAGCTAGATGCCAACTCTTCAGGTGAACCAGTCTTGCCGTTGGCCGCGCTCATTTCCAAAAACTTATCTAAGCCCGCTTGTTTGGCTTTGAAATCAGCCATTTCCATTTGGGCTTTTTCTTGTTGCATTGCGCCAGTTTGCAATTGCTGTTGACTTGCAGCCATCTGCTGTTGCGCCAACTGGTTACGCTGCGCCTCTTGTCGGCCAGCCATAATGTTGCCAACAATATTGACGGGTTGAAGCATTCCAAAATTAAGTGCCATGATGTGACCTTAAAAATTAACTAACCCAAATGGGTCAAAGTTTTGAGGGCCGCCCATGCTGCCACCGCCATAATTTTGACCGTACAGTTTGGCAATGTCACCATATGACGATGCTCTAGCTTGAGAGCCTGCCAACAACGCATTGCCTTGGTTGACACCTTGTTGAGCATAAATGTTGCCTACATTACCCGCCATAGTTCCTGCAATATTTCCAGCACCAGTTGCATAGTTTTGACCAGCAGCACCAATTGTGTTGGCAGATGTTTGGCCTATGCCCGCCATAGATGCAAGACGGTTATAACCTGTGGCCTCACGATTTATATCGGCGTTGTAGCCTGTTAATGCTCGGTTATAACCTGTGGCCTCGCGATTTATATCGGCGTTGTATCGTGTCAATGCTCGGTTGTAACCTGTAGCCTCACGATTTACACCAGCGTTGTAGCGTGTCAATGCTCGGTTGTAGGCATTTCCATATTCTTGACTACCCATCTCTTGTCCATAGCGTGCTGCGGCCTTAAGAGCGCCGCCAGAAATCAGGCCGCCACGAGCTGCCGCTTGACGATCAAGTGCTTTTTGGCCTTCTTTTAATCGAAAGGCGTAGCCAGGGTCTTCACCTAAATTAACCTTGCCTGTAAATACGTCAGGCATTTTATTGTATTCAAATGCGGCAGGCATTTCATTGTATTCAAATGCGGCAGGCATTTTATTGTACTGCGCTTGCATTTGGGCTAACGCATTTGTGCCAGCCTTGTAAAAAGGCTGTTGGCGAGTTATGCCCTCTTCATACATACGCTTTTGAAGAGCCAATTGCTCGCTAGCAGTTTGGCGTTGAAGTTCTGCGGCACGATCAGAAGCAGCACCGGCAGTGTTTGCCGCTTGTTGAGCAGCGTCCGATTGTTCGCTGCTTGTAAATAAGCTAATTGCGGCGGGTACAATAAATGACCAAGGCATAATTTACTCCTTCAGGCTTAACGCCAATTTTTGCATTTCTTCAACATCGCTCGGCACAATCAGCACTTCGTCAATATCATCTTCATCCGTGCAGTCAGTGGCGTGTACACAGTACCAAACCACGTCTGTGAGCGATTTTATGCCATGATGCTTATCCGCAGCAATAGTCAGACAAGCAGGGGCATCAACGATTGATTTGACCCCATCTACAACCATCTCAACAGACCCACTGGCCAAGATGGACAAGTGGTCATGCTTGTGGGCGTGTTGCACCAAGATGTACCCCGCTGGGATGCGGGTTTCTTTAGCATACACGCCAGAACTGAAATGGTGATGAATCATACGATACTCGTAATAATGCCGTCAGTGACGGTGACTGTTTTTAAATCAACAGTAGTGAATGATCCAGATGCGCCAGTGTTCTTGACAGATATGGTGCCAAGGCCCGTGATGTCGGTATTGGGAATTGTGGCAGATGCTGTGAAAGCCGACGTGCCATTGCCTTTGACATATCCCGTCAACGTAACTGCACCTGTGCCACCATTACCTACAGCCAGTGTTCCGCTTACATGGGTAGTTAAACCTATCTTGCCCCATGCAGGTGCCGTGTTAACGCCACCTGAAATAAGCGCGTTGCCAGTAGCAACATCAGACAGTTTGGCTAATGTAGTGGTTGTACTTGCATACAGTAAATCACCAACTGCATACGAGTTAAACCCTGTCCCACCATTAACTGCTATCAATGTGCCTGCAAGGGTTACAGCGCCTGTAGTGGCCGTTGCTGGTGTCAAGCCAGTTGTGCTGCCTGAAAAAGACAGCACGCCAGTGTTAGCTACGGTTACATTACCCGTAGAACTAGATGCAGATATGCCTGACCCTGCAACAATAGATAAAACACCAGTGTTAGCTACGGTTACATTACCCGTAGAACTAGACACCGAAATACCTGTGCCAGCAATGTTTGACAACACACCAGTGTTAGCTACGGTTACATTACCTGTTGCGCTAGACACTGAAATGCCTGTGCCAGCAATGTTTGACAGCACGCCAGTGTTAGCTACGGTAATGGTGCCAAGTCCATTGGTGACCGAAATGCCTGCGTTAACGCCAAGCGTATTTAGGGTATACCCTGTGCCATTACCAATTAGCAGTTGGCCGTTGGTTGGGATAGTGGATAACCCTGTACCGCCGCTGGCAACTGGAATAACACCAACCCCATTACCAACCAGATTGTACAAACTATAGAACCACCGATACCACTCACGTGACACCGCGCCAGTGCGTTCGTCAATAATCGGCACCCGTGGGGGTGTGATTTGAGTGGAGTTTGGACTGGTGGCCATGATCAGGCATTAGTCGGGCTAATGATTAATTCTGCGCCCATGATGGCTATTTTGTTGGGGTCGGTGCCTGAGAGTTCATATACGCGGTCTCGCAGCTTCAATGTCATGCCAAGCCTGCGCCAAAAAGTTCGGTGGCCATACGCACCAATTTTGCCTAGCGATGACCAGTGTTCGTTTGACCATGTGTGTCCACCATCATCTGACCAACGCAGCATTACTTCAGGGTTGTACCCTGGTGTAGCAAGGTATGAATTAGTCACTAACTCGTAACCGCTAATGTCGGTGTCTGACAATTCGTATTGTCCAAGCGGCTCAAAACCGTCCCCCGCCTCGGTGGTTAATGTGTCGCCTGCTTGCGTGGCTAAAAACGTCTGCACATATTGAGCAACAAGATTTAGCCCCGCTTCAGTATCAATATTTTCACTGTCATACGCAGGATACAAATTTAAACCCACACCTGTTTCGCAATCTAATTGCAAGCTGTGGTGAGCTGTACGTTTAAGGTTGTTTTGACCAGTAGGCAACGCACGCCAGCTCCGCAGCCATTTTTGGATGTTGCTGCCATCGGCGTACACATCTAAGTCAAACGTGTAGATGTTGCCGTTTTCAAAGTCGCCAACAATGATGTTGCCGCCAAAGTTACATTGGCAATTGCTGCGGTGGCGTATAAACTCACCATTAACAAAGCCTGCCCGTTCATGCCAGGCTTGCGTAGACACGTCATAAACCCATGTAGCATTGCCGCTTGGAAATGTCAGCACATAGAAAGCATGGCCTTCTTGCTGGTATGTGTAGGCAATAGCGTCTGAAATGTTGCCGTATTGGGCAATGGCATATTCAATAGCGTGAGTGGAAATACGAACGCCGGAATAGCCATTGGCTCGGTAGACAATACCTTGGCCACGGGCATCAGTGCCCAGCCAAAATAGGCCATTATCCATTTTGGCAATGGTGTACGGAGACACGCAACCAATTTCGTTAAACGCGCCTTGGATGCGTTCCAAGGGAAAGTCAACATTGCCAACGTTATACCAAACTTCAACAGAATCAGTGCCAAACACCCATAGCTCGCGGTGGTCGGAAATAATGCCTACCACACCGTCAGGTGAACCTTCGGCGCTTGCAAAATCTAAAGGGTCAACAGATGCTCCGTTAAGCAATTGCGTCACCCAAAGAATTTGACTGTTGGGTTGGTTAAAAACAAAATAGCCGTCAAGGTACGCTACTGTTACAGCACCAGCAAAATCAGGGTCGGTAATCTTGGCAAATACGTTGGTGCTTTCGTTGTAGATAAAACCGTCAGGATTACAAGCCAAAAAGATTTGCGTTCCATTGTCAGCAATAGACACGGGGCCTGTGCCAGTGACAGTTCCTAAAAGCGTAGGTGTGGCATTTAAGCCAGTCAGTTTATAGAAACCGTTGCCAGATACTACAAAAAAGTCACTGCCATTGGTTTGATGCGCCCACAAAGCGCGGATCGGGCCAGTGCCTACCGTTTGCAAAAAGTTAAGACCTGGGGCGCGGTTAAGAAACCCAGGCTCTTTACCACCTTCTGGAATAACTTCAGGAAACAAATTGACCATGCGGTTGTCCGCAGCGTTGATACTGCGAGCAACATAGGCCGATCCTAAAATCGGCGTTTTCATTATGCGGCCACGCTTTTAATTACTGCAAAGTTAAATACTGGCTGTTCTGTTGTTGTGCCACCAGTGGTGCGGAATGTAATGTTAAAACCGCCCGCCGTTACCGCAGTAACCATCAAATCGTACAAGTCAGTGCCTGACTTTTGGTTCAGAATAATGACATCGGTTGATATTACGGTGCTGTTTGTCACTGTAAAGGTTGCAGCAGTAGCCGAACCCGCTGCACTGAATAGCGTTATTGCACCAGCAGTCTTGTTAATTGTCACGCCTGTGGTGCGGCTTGTTAACTGAGTAACAGTACCACCTGCACCTAAAGCATAGCCCACGCCAGCCGTGCCAGTTGATGCAATTACGCCTGAAGCTGTCAAACTTGTACCTGTGGCTGCACCAATATTAGGAGATGTAAGTACCATTCCTGTGCTTGTACAAGCGCTGATGTTGCCGCTTGCAACAGTACCAAGCGCAGGCGTGACTAACGTGGGGCTGGTAAACAACAGTGCGTTAGTAACTTGTTTTGTTGTTCCCCCTTGAACGATGGGCAAAACATCGGTTGTAGCGGCAGCGGTGGCTACGGGAAGAGCTGAGATTGCGATGGTGGCCATATTAGTAGTTTCCTGCAAAAATGTTAAAGCGTTGACGGGACGATACGATAGCGTAAGGCATAGACATAATATCGTCAGGATTGTTGATGCGCTTCAAGTTGCGCTTGGAAGTCATTGCAATGCGCTGCACTTGAGGGCTTGGCTCTACACCAAACTCAGGTGCAATTTCCATAGCCAAATTGTAGACAAACGCTCGCAAATAGCCTGGTGGAAACAAAATATTTGTTGCCAAATTGGCGGGCTGAGTCAATTCTTGGACTGAAATAAAATGCCATTCCAAGTCCCGTGTGGGTCTGGGATAGATATACATTTCAACATCAGGGTAGGTCATGTTGACAAAAATGACCTGTGGGTATGTTGATGTCACCGTCTTAACAGCAATGCCATTGTACTGCTGTTGGTTAATAAATTTGATGCCGTAAGACACGTTGGTGCCTGGGTCACGGTAGTAGGTGGCGTCATCCAACAGCACAGGACGCAGCCCTACAAAGTTGCCAGATGGGCCTAATGTGCGTTTAATTTCGCCCGCAGGCCAAGTAAATATTTGATCTTGGGTACTGAAAACAGATAGGCGCTCAGTATTCCATGAGTCAATCATCTGGTTTAACGCCATCAGAGAGTCTTGAGACACTGACGCGGAAGTTGTCTCGCCTTCAGCCAATACGCCGAGCAATCGCAATGCTCTGTTGATTTGATCGCCCGCAGTGTATATGGCCATGTTTACGCTCCTTGTTCTGCCGCCTCTAAACTGGGTCGGCCACGACGACGTTTAACTTCCAATTCGTTTGCGACAGGAGCCGCCTCAACAGGCGTGTCCAAAGTATACCTTGTCCAGCCATTTTTTTCATCAAATTCAGCTTCCATTTCTATGTAAGCTATTTTTCGACCGTGGATTTCATGTTCAAGATAAATCATATGAAGAAGGGGGTGATTAGCCCCCTAGTTGGTTTTATAGTACGTGAATCACAGCAAAGTTGATTACTACGGCCTCAGACAACGCGCCGCCTGAAAGGTTGCGCAATGTGATTGTGCAGCTTCCAGTAGCCTTGCCGGAAATCCAGCAGTTGTATGCGCCAGCAGTAGCGCCAGAAGACACGCTCAAAATCACAACGTCTTTTGCGCTGATTGTGCTATTGGTCAAAGTAAACGTGACGTTTGTGACGTTAGCCAACTCAGCGTTGTTCATTGTGATCTGACCAGCGGACTTGTTTAAGGTTACGCCAGTCGATTTGCTTGTCAATTGAGTCACTGTGCCGCTTGCTTCTGCGGTGTAACCCAACTCGCCACCAGACATTACAAAATTAGACCCGATAATGTCTTGGTCTTCAAAAGCAACGCCAATTGGTTTGGTATTAGAGGTCATGATGTTTCCTTTAAAAATAGGGGCCGAAGCCCCCATTTGGTTAGGATGCTACCAATGGAACAGAATACCACTGGGTGGTGGAAGATGCCACCAACAACGAACTGGTAAGGTTTGTAATGCTATACGCACCGTTGGCCGCAACTGCATTGATTGCCCCGCCAGTGGCGGGATAAATATTCAACGCGCCGGCAGCGGTGTTTTTAACAATAATTACCATACCAGCTACCGCTGTAGGCAAAATCACGCCTTTGGTGCCATCTGCCGCTGAAACGACATTGATACCCTCAGCTAGTGCAGCAGCATTGCCTTGAGTACTGCCAGCCGCCGCAACAGCAGCAACAGGAAGGCGAATGGCGCCGGTTGAAGTGCCGGTTGAATTGCCGGTCATGGTCGTAGCAGTTATGGTCGTAGCGGTTACCGCTTGCAACGCTGACGCGCCGGTGACGGTTACGCTATCAAATTCAGGGTCGCTATACGCGACGCCTACAGCTTTAGTATTTGGCATGATTTTTCCCTTTAGGAAGATGGGGCCAAAGCCCCATCAGATTTAGGCAACGCGGTAAATTGAATACGCTGCGTCACCTGTTTTGCGGAAACGGAACGTGCCAGATGTGTTGCTGGTTTTGGTCAGCGCATCTTGGATCGTGTCGTTACCAACAAGGGTGTTGCCCGTGCCAGCGGTGAAGACCACATCGTTTGCCGCATTGTCACCAATGTTGATGAAAGAGCAGTCAAATGTTGAGCCAACTTTAAGGCTAGAGAATGCAGCGTCAAGCAGTGCGCCTGTTGGAAACACATAGGTACCTGCGTCTGTGCCGCCGGAGTCCATAGTGCACACACCAGCAGCCAAATTTTCTGCGGTGATAGTGACAGACGCGCCGGCCAATGCGACAGGTGCGCTAGTGTTGTAAAAACTGATTTCGCCAAGATTGCCGTCACCAACTTGGTAACCGCTTGCGCCGTTAGGTAATGTAGCCATGATTTATTCCTTTGAAAAGATTTAGAAAACGGGGCCGAAGCCCCATTTGGTTAGCCCCACATGCGGCAGGCCATTTGTGGACGGATTGTGCTGAAGCCATACAGTACGTCAATACGGCAAGGCATACGGTCGTTGTTGATGTCGTACTGACGAACAACGCGCAAGCTGATA